TTGAAGTAAGAGCGGGCAATATTGAGTGTCCTTTTTAAAAACCAACTAAATATAGTTAACAAAAGGATTTTATGGCATTACAGAAGCAGGGTGCGAGTGGTTACAATAAACCTAAGGGAAAAAAGTCTTCCCAAGGGGTTAGAAAAAAGATGATTAAGAAATCATCAATGAATAAAAGTAGAAAAAGAAGTTGGAAAGCATATAAAGGTCAAGGAAAATAGTGGAAGGTAAATTTGTTGTAAAAATTAACAATAAACTTCACATCTATACTCAATATGATGAAATTCCTAATGAGATAGGTGCGGTTATATCTTTTGAGCCTAATTATCCTAGTCCACCACATACAGAAGAACAACATAATTACATAGAAACCTTTAACGACAAATTAAAACTATTAATGGAGAGAGAATGCCTGCGGTTACGAGGATAGGAGACGCTGATGTTGCTCATTGTTCAGGAATGACAAGAGCAGTTGGTAGTCCAAATGTTAATGCAAACGGGATACCAGTAAGTAGACAAGGAGATGTTAATACAACTCACTTACTACCAGGTGTACCTTGCCCAGCACACGCTGCCCCTATTGCAACTGGTTCAAGTACGGTCTTTATAAATGGTAAAGGTTGTGGTCGTGTCGGTGACGGTATTTCAGGTTGTACGAGTGTAGCAGCAGGAAGTCCAAATGTCTTTGCCGGTTAGTGTATAAATATTAGTACAAAGGAAAGACTATGGCATTCTACGATTCAAAAGCAAGTACAAGTAAGAAAAGAGTAAACAGGATTTATTCTGATTTAGACCTTGATTTCACAAGAAATCCGGTTACAGGAGATGTGGTTAAACTTGTTGATGTAGACGCTGTTAAAAGAAGTGTAAAGAATTTAATACAGACAAATCATTATGAGAGACCTTTTCATCCTGAAATAGGTAGTGATGTAAGAGCATTGTTGTTTGAAAATATGACACCTTTGACTGCTCTTAATTTAGAAAGAAAAGTTGCTGAGGTTCTAGTTAATTTTGAACCAAGAGCAAGTATAGAAAGTATCGTTGCGGCTCCAGATATTGACGCAAATAGATACCATTTACAAATCAGTTTTTATGTTGTTGGTATTCAATCACCAATTATTGTAGAAACATTTTTACAGAGGTTAAGATAATGGCTTGGGTAACGGTACCAGGAAGTAATTCAATATGGCAATATGAAAATACTGCTACGGCTGCAAACACATATCCTAATTCAGCAGACGGTGCTAATTCAGTAATCGCAAATGGAATTAGAACATATACTAAACCAGGTACGAGTGATACCGTACAAGTTTATATCAGATGTAGAAAAGCAGGCGAAACAATAGAGCGTGGTGAGTTATCAAAAACTTACTATGACGCACAATAGGAAATAAAAAATGGCAAGTACCAAACTAGATATTACGGAACTGGATTTTGACCAGATAAAAACAAATTTAAAAGTATTCTTACAATCACAACCTGAATTTTCAGACTACAACTTTGAAGGTAGTGGTTTTGCTGTATTATTAGATTTACTTGCTTACAATACACACTATCTAGGTTTCAATGCTAATATGTTAGCAAACGAAATGTATTTGGATTCTGCTGATGTTAGAGCAAACATTGTTTCATTAGCAAAGATGTTAGGTTACACACCTTCTAGTGCAAAAGCACCAACTGCTTCAATTGACATTGTAGTTAATGACGCAAAAGGTACAACACTAACTATGAACAAAGGTTCTGTATTTACTTCTTCTGTAGACGGAACAACTTATAACTTTATTACTAATACAGATACAACAACTTCACCTGTTGATGGTATTTACAAATTTTCTAGTGTACCAATTTCAGAAGGTACACCTGTAACCTTTAGATATACGGTTGACACACTAGACCCAGACCAAAAATATTTAATACCTAGTATTGACGCTGATACTACTACATTACAAATCAAAGTACAAAAAAGTTTAACAGATACAACTTCTGAAACATACACAAGCGTTTCTGGATTATTAAATTTAAATAACGAAAGTCAAATATACTTCTTATCAGAAACAGATACAGGTAAGTTTGAAGTTAAATTTGGTGACGGTATTATTGGTAAGAAATTAGAACACGGTAATATTATTATTATGGATTATATTGTAACCAATAAATTAGAAGCAAATGGTGCAAACTTATTTAATCCTGCAGGTAACATTGGTGGTTTCTCTAACATAACGGTTACGACCGTATCAGAAGCACAAGGTGGTTCACTACCTGAAACAAAAGAGAGTATTCGTTTCAATGCACCTTTACAATATACAGCACAAGACAGAGCGGTTACTACTTCTGATTACGAAACAAAAGTAATGTCAATTTATCCTAATACACAATCAGTTAGTGCTTGGGGTGGTGAAGATGATGAGACACCTGTTTATGGTATTGTAAAAATTGCAATCAAACCTATGAGCGGTTCTTCATTAACAACACAAACTAAAGCAGATATTGTAAAACAATTAAAAGAATATAATGTAGCTTCAGTTTCACCTGTTATTGTGGATCCTGAAATTACAAGTATAGTTATAAATTCAACTGCAAAGTATGATGAAAGAGCAACAACAAAAGACGCCAATACAATTAAAGCAGATATTATTAATACATTAGGTACTTACAATGTATCTACACTACAAAAATTTGATAGTATGTTTAGACATTCTAAAGTCGTTAAATTAATTGACGATACAGACAATAGTATACTATCTAACATAACAACATTAAAAATAAGAAAATCATTCATACCTACTTTAAATTCATCTTTGAAGTATAGTGTATTCTTTAGAAACGCTGTTTACAATCCACATACTGGTCATAACTCAACTGCTGGTGGTGTGGTTACATCATCTGGTTTTAAAGTACAAGGTTCTATCACTAACGAACAATTTTTAGATGATGACGGTAATGGTAACATAAGAAGATATTATCTATCAGGTGCAACTAGAGTTTATACTAACTCAACGCAAGGTACGATTAATTACACGAATGGTGAAATTACAATTAATTCACTACAGATTACAGAAATTTCAAATATAAGAGGGAGTGCTTCAACGGTAATAGAACTGACCGTGCAACCTGCTTCAAATGACATTGTTCCTGTTAGAGACCAAATTTTAGAGTTAGATATTCCTAATTCAACAATTTTGGTTGAGAAGGATTCCTTTGTTGGCGGAAGCTCGGATGCCGGTGTTGGTTATACTACTACTTCAGCATATTAATTAAATGAAGTTTAATAAAAAAATTACAAACCTTTTACAAGGTCAAGTACCTGATTTTGTAATTGAAGAGCATCCTAAATTTTTAGAGTTTGTAAAAACTTATTTTCAATTAATGGAAGCCGCTGAGCTTTCTATTTCATCTTCTCAATCAACAGATGGTATATTACTTGAAACAGAAACAGGTCAATCTAATACTTTATTATTAGACGCAAGTAGACTTGGTTCAGAAGCAACTCAAATAGACGCAGGTTCTAAAATCTTACAAGAACAATCATCATTTGGTAAATTCACAACTGGTGAAACTATTAAAGGTGAAACTTCTAATGCGACAGCAGTAATACTTACGGAAGATTTAATAAACGGAAGATTATTCATTACAGCAGAAGATAAATTTATAGAAGGTGAAACGGTCACTGGAGTTTCTTCTGGTGCGTCTGGTGTATCAGGAAAGTATAGACCTAATCCAGTAAAAACAATACAAGACTTATTATCGTTTAGAGATCCTGATAAAGTTATCTCACACTTCTTATCACAATTTAGAAATGAAGTATTATCTACTATACCAGAAAATTTAACAGATGGTCTAAACAAAAGAGAATTAATTAAAAGAGTAAAATCTTTATATCGTACTAAAGGTACTGCAAAAGGACACGAATTATTTTTTAGATTACTATTTGGTATTGCTTCTGAAACATTTTATCCTAAAGAACAAATGCTTAGAGTATCAGATGGTGAGTTTACATCAAACACAATATTAAGATGTATTAACTCAATCGGTGATACAGGTAAATTACTTGGTAGACAAATTACAGGTATAACTTCTGGTGCAACTGCAATTGTAGAAAACATATCTCGTTTCCAAATATCAAGTGAAGTCGTATCAGAATTTTTATTAAACCAAGAAAGTATTACAGGCACATTCCAAGTTGGTGAAACTATTAGAGGTACTGCAAGTGATACAGATGACTTATATATTAAATCAGATGTTACCGGTATACCTGGTAAATTTACAATTACTAATGATGGTTCACTTTTCACAAATAACGAACAAGTTGATTTAGTAGGTGGCGGTGGTGGTGCAAACTGCCAAGTTGGTGAAATAGGTGCAGGTGGTATTTCAGAATTTTATATTAATGCAAACGGTTCACAATATCAAATTGGAGACCAACTTGTTTTCAATAACGCAAACACAAACGGTGCTGGTGCTGTAGCAGAAGTTGCTGTAGTTAACGGTGCGATAGCAGGTGAGAGTGGTAGTGGTTATGACCATATCGTATTTGAAGACGCAACAAGTAAGAATGACATCAACCCTGGTGATAAAATAGTTTTAGAAAGTGGTCTTGGTGATATTACAGATATTAGATTAATTAAAAGTGGTTCAGGTTATACAAGTTTACCTACGGTTACGGTTACAAGTGATAATGGTTTATCTGCTGAGATATACGCATATGGAACTGAAATTGGAAAACTTTTAGGTATTACTACAATTGAATCTGGTCTTAAACACGATTTAAGTCCATCTCCACCAACGGTTAAATTACCACAAGCAATTCTTATATTAGGTCATACAGGTAATTATGTTGCAGGAGAAACGATTACTGGTGGCACATCAAGTAATACTGGTGTAGTTTTATCTTGGGATAGTAGTAGAGGTCTATTAAGATTAAAAGATATTACAGGTGCATTTGTTGGACACGAAGTAATGACAGGTAGTATTTCAGGTGTTACCGGTCTAATGGCAAAAACAGATTTAGCAACTGCAACGGTTGAAGTTGTAGGTACTTCTACAAGTGAAGGTAAATATATTTCAGAAGATGGTCACTTATCAGAAACAACAATGAAAGTACAAGATAGTTTATACTATCAGGACTTCTCGTATGTAATTAAAGTAGGTCGTACAATTGACTTATGGAGAGACGCATTTAAAAAGACAATGCACCCTGCTGGTTTCTACTTTACTGCACAAGTAAACATTGAAAGTAGACTTAATGCAAAAAATAGAATGCCTGTTGTTGGACGGGTTACTGGTATTGTGGCAAGTCCATTTATTTCTGTATTGAATACATTGTTTGGTACAATCTTTGGAAGAAGATTAGGTACCGTAGATGATGGTACTACATTAAGAGCAAGTGGTTCTAACGCATTACAACTAGGTATCGCAGCTGATGTTGTACAAAGTGCAAAATCGCCTTTTGCAACAGATACAAGAGATTTAACTTTACATAGAACAAAGATTGCTTTCTCGTTTCAGTTTAAACCGTTTTATAACTTTAGAACGGTCAATACAAACTTTGGGTCTGTATATGCAGGACCACGATTAAGAAGTTTCAATAAATACTTTCAACAATCTATGGCTGCTTCTTCAATGAATTGGGCTAGAGTAGCAGAATTAAAGGCAATGGGTACAAATACTGCAGCTGATGGTACAGACTTGCAATATGGAGATATAACTACTATTGCAAAGACTTATATTACATACCCTGCAACAATACTTGTTCCTCAAGGTAGATTTAGTAATACACAGAAAAAATTTAGTAGTGGAACGGCGAAGTTTAGCTCAACTGCATAAAACGGTTATAAATATTAGGATAGGAAGATAAAAATATGGCAAAACAAAGTATAGGATTAGGAACTACAGCGAATGATGGTACAGGTGATAACCTGCGTGTTGGTGGTGATAAAGTTAACGATAACTTTGATGAAATCTACACAGCATTAGGTGATGGTTCTGCATTACAGATAACAACCGCTGGTGCTTCATCTAACCAAGTACTTCAATGGTCTACAACAAATAGTAGATTTGAACCAACTGCTTCAGCAGCTGC